AAACCGCAGTCACCGTGCCGGGCGACGTTTGGGTGCTTGGCGACCATCGCTTGCTGTGCGGCGACGCCACACAGATGGAAGCCGTCCAGAAGGTGCTGGCGGGCAGTCTGGCGGATATGACCTGGACAGACCCTCCCTATGGGGTCAACTACGGCGCGACGATGAAGGACAAGCTTCGAAAGAAGCATCGCCGGATCGCCAACGACAACCTCGGCCCCGCGTTCGAGCCCTTCCTTCGCGACGCCTGCGCGAACATCCTCGCCGTCACGAAGGGCGCTGTCTACATCTGCATGTCGTCTTCGGAGCTGCACACGCTGCACAAGGCCTTCACTGCGTCGGGCGGGCACTGGTCGACGTTCCTCATCTGGGCCAAGAACACGTTCACGATGGGCAGGTCCGACTACCAGCGACAGTACGAGCCGATTCTCTACGGCTGGAAGGAAGGAACGGATCATTACTGGTGCGGCGCTCGCGACCAGGGCGATGTTTGGTTCGTCAAGAAGCCCGTTGCGAATGACCTGCACCCGACGATGAAGCCGGTGGAGTTGGTCGAGCGGGCCATTCGCAACTCGAGCAAGAGCCGCGACACGGTGTTCGATCCGTTCGCCGGGTCGGGCTCGACGCTGATCGCGTGCGAGAAGACTCGCCGCCAGGCGCGGCTGATCGAACTGGAGCCCAAGTACTGCGATGTCATCATCCGCCGCTTTGAAGAGTTCTCCGGCAAGCGCGCCGCGCTCGAATCCGACGGACGAGGGTTCGCAGAGATCGCCCTGGAGCGAGGAGCGGTGGCGGCGTGAGGTGGCGCGCTGCGAATGGGAACTCGCCGAAGCAGAGGCACTACTGCGCGCCGGGCATCCGGAAGTCGCGGGCTTGTGCCTGGCGCTTCAAGACTGGGCGCAAGAACTGCGGATCTTGCAAGGCGAACGCGCCCAAAAAACTCGGCAGCCTACGCTGCCGGCCGCTTCCGAACCGTACGCTCGATCTCCGGCCCAAGCGTCCGGCGCGCCTGGCGCAGATCGTACTCGGATTGCAGGTTGAGCCAGAGTTCCGCCGTTGTCCCGAAGTAGGCCGCCAGCCGAAGCGCCGTATCGGCAGTGACAGACCGCTGACCGTGCACGATGCCATGGATGCGGTTCGGTGGCACATGAAGGTCGCGAGCCAGGGCGTTGATACTGAGTCCAAGGGGCTTCATGAATTCTTCGGCCAGGATCTCGCCGGGGTGGATCGGGTCCAGTTGCTGTGATTTCTTAGCCATGGCTTCCTCAGTGATAATCGACGATCTCCACTTCATGCGCTTCGCCATCCCGCCAGACAAAGCAGATGCGCCAACGATCATTGATCCGGATGCTGTGCTGGCCTGCCCGGTCCCCCTTGAGGGCTTCAAGGTGGTTCCCCGGCGGACAGCGAAGGTCTTCCAGACGCCGGGCCGCATGCAGGTAGAGCAGTTTTCGGCGCGCTACCCGTTCGATGGCGCGGAAGCGCGGTGCGAGCTGATCGGCGAACAGCGCGGCGGTGTCCGGGCATCGGAACGAGCGGATCACTCTCCAGTCTATGACACGCGGCGTATTCCGTCAACAGTAACAGAAGCTCTGGAGCCAGCTCCAAGAGAAGATCGCGATGCTGATTGAGGCCGCCGCGTGGCTGATTCCCGGCATTGGTCTCGCGTCTGGTCTGATCGCCACCTACGTGAGCCTCCAGAACCGCGCGCTACTTGCCGAGGTCCGCAAGGAACTGGCCGAACTCGAGAGCCGGATGATATTGAGCTTGAACGGTCTGTACATCCGGCGCTCCGAATGTGAGTTGCACAACGCGCTGCTGGAGGAACGGATCGAAGGGATTGCGAGGCAGAAGAGAGAAGCCGCCAGCGATTGAGGCTGGCGGCGGAGGGTGCGGCGCTGATGCTATTGAGGCTTGATCCGATACGCTCGGGAGCCTTCGGCGGTCTTCAGAGATTCGACCGTGAGCCCCATCTTCTTGCCGAGCGCGCCGCTGAGGAAGCCGCGGACGCTGTGGGGCTGCCATCCGGTGGCGGACATGATGTCGGCAAGCGTGGCGCCCTCGGGGCGGCGCAGGAGTTCGAGGACGATGGCCTTCTTGCTGCCTTCGCGCGCGTCTTTGGGCTGCGTGGCCTCCTTGGTTGGCTTGGCCTGCTTCGGCGCGACAGGCGCGGCCTGGGGCGCGGGGGTGGGCGTCAGGGCCTGGATGGCGCGCCAGATCCGTGCGACGGCGGTCTTGCGGTCGGTGAACTTCTTCACCGGCTTGAGGTCGCCGAAGGGCGGCACGCCGGCGAAGCCGTTCCAGATTTCCACCAGCCGCTCGGTGGGCCAGTTGGCGGCGAGTTTCGAGAGTTCCTTCTCGCTCGAGAATCGCACGTGCTCGTCCGGGATCGCATCTCCAGCGAGGTAGGCGGTGATGATGTTGTCGGTGTCGATGGCAAATGTCGTCATAGCAGGTGTCCTTTCTATCGGGTCATGCCGGCGAGTTGTCCGTCGGCGGTGATGCTGAGGTTCTTGTAATAGGCGCTGGCAATCCTGGCCCAGCCCCAAGGTGTGTGCAGCTCATGCCGAACCGCGATGCGGCTCAGCTTCAGGCGATGCCAGCCGTTGTCGAACTCCTTTTTGAGGTGGCCCCAGCGGTCAAGCTTCCAGCCGTTCCGCGTGGCCCAGGCGATCAGTTCTTCCCGCGTAATGGCCATCGAGTCAGTCCTCCTGGCGGCGGTCAATGAGGCCGCTCGCGTCCTCGACCGACTGCCGGATGTCGTTCCAGCAGTCGCGGCAAAACTGGGCCTTGTCGAGAAGCAGCCCCTCACGGTTGGTCAACACGAGCTCGCGGTGGATCGGCTTCGCCTCATCGCACAGGGAGCATTCGATGTAGGGTTGTGCGGTCATGGTTCGTCTCCTGGTTCAGTACTCGAGGCCCTTGGCGTCGACCGCGCTCGTGTCTCCCAGATCGGCGAGCACGTAGGCGAGCTGCTCGGTGATGCGGCCGAGGTCGCCCGAGTAGCCCCAGTCGGCGGGCGCGGCGGCCTGCCGCTTCTTGTGCTCGGCCAGGCGGCTGGCGATGCGCTTCAACAGGTCCTGGGCTTCGGCATGCCGCGCGGCGTAGCAGTCGGCGGCGGTTTGCGTGGTCGATTGCGTTTTGCTGTTCCTCATTGCGACTCCATACATCGCTTCGGTTCCGGGTAGAAGCAAGCGAATTCCGCCATCGAATCGGGAGAAAGTTCCATGCCGTTGCTGAGCCTGCGCGCGTACGCCAAACATCGCGGCGTGAGCCTGGCGGCTGTGCAAAAGGCGATCCATTCCGGGCGGATTTCGCCCAACGCGGACGGCCTGATCGACAGCGACCGCGCCGATGCCGAATGGAATGCGAAGACCCGGCCCGGGCAGCGTCGGGCGAAGGCGGCGGCTGCCGTGCCAAGGGAGCCAGCCGAGGCCCCGGCCGCCGGACTCGATTACTTCCGCGCGCGGGCGATCCGGGAGAGCTACCTGGCGCGGCTGGCCAAGCTCGAGTTCGAGGAGCGCATCGCGAAGGTTGTGGATCGCGATGAGGTGCAGGTGGCGGGGTTCACGCGCGGGCGCGTGGTCCGCGACAACATGCTGAACATTCCCGACCGTCTAGCGGCAACGTTGGCTGCGGAGAGTGATGAGGGCAGGGTCCATCGCATCTTGAGCGACGAGATCCTGAGAGCCTTGGATGTCCTTGCCGGCCCAAACAGCGACTGAGATCTACAACGCCGCCTTCAACGCGGGCCTCCGGCCGGATCCGGTGCTGACGGTCTCCCAATGGGCAGACCGCTACCGGAAGCTCTCCGGCAAAGCCGCGGCTGAGCCGGGCCCGTGGCGCACGGAGCGCACGCCGTACCTGCGGGAGATCATGGATTCGCTCTCGCCGTCCTCGCCGGTCGAACGCGTGGTGTTCATGAAGGGCAGTCAGATCGGGGGCACCGAGTGTGGCAACCACTGGGTCGGCTACGTGATTCACAAGTCGCCCGGGCCGATGATGGTGGTGCAGCCCACCGTTGAGCTCGCCAAGCGGAACTCGAAACAGCGCATCGATCCGCTGATCGAAGAAAGCGACGTCCTGCGGGAACTCGTCAAGAGCCCGCGCTCGCGCGACTCGAGCAACACGGTCCTCTCGAAGGAGTTTCCCGGCGGCGTGCTGGTGATGACGGGGGCCAACAGCGCTGTCGGGCTGCGCTCCATGGCTGTGCGGTATCTGTTCCTGGATGAGATCGACGCCTATCCGGGCGACGTCGACGGCGAAGGCGATCCGATCCACCTGGCCTTCGCGCGGACGCGCACGTTCTCGCGCCGCAAGGTGTTCCTGTGCTCGACGCCGCTCATTACGGGCCTGAGCCGGATCGAGGCGGCGTTCGCCGAAAGCGACCAGCGGCGCTACTGGGTGCCGTGCCCGCACTGCGGCGAGTTCCAGGTGCTCAAGTTCGAGCGGCTCCGCTGGCCCAAGGGCGAGCCAAGGAAGGCGGCCTACTATTGCATCGCCTGTGAGCAGGCCATCTTCAACCACCAGAAGAACGGCATGCTCGCACGCGGCGAGTGGCGGCCCGAGGCGCAAGGCGACGGGCGCACGCGCGGGTATCACCTGTCGAGCCTCTATAGTCCCGTGGGTTGGTATTCCTGGGAGCGTGCCGCCGAGGACTGGGAGAAAGCGCAGAAGGATGTCGAACGCCTGAAGTCATTCGTCAACCTTGTGCTCGGCGAGTCGTGGCAGGAGCGCGGCGACGCGCCCGACTGGCAGCCGCTGTATGACCGACGCGAGGATTATCCGATTGGCACGGTCCCACGGGGCGGCCTGTTCCTCACGGCTGGCGCCGACGTGCAGCGGGACCGGATCGAAGTCGAAGTGGTGGCCTGGGGCCGGGGCAAGGTGTCGTGGTCGGTCGACTACCGGGTGCTGGTGGGCGACACGGCGCGGGCGGATGTGTGGCGGCAGCTCGACGCGCTGCTGGAGGAAGAGTTCCCCCACGCGAGCGGCCTGCGGCTGCCGATCCGGGTGCTGTGCGTGGACTCGGGCTTCAACCCGCGCATCACCTATGACTGGGTCCGCCAGCACCCGCAGGCCTCCTGGGGGCCCGCTGGCGCAAGGGCGGCGCATCCGAAGACCGCCGTAGCGGTGAAAGGCACGGCGCGGACAGACCGGCTGATTCTGGGCGCTTCGCCCGTCGATGCCAGCAAGCGGCGCGGCACGCGGTTGTGGACGCTCGGCACGCCCGTGGCGAAGTCGGAACTCTACAGCCGCCTGCGCCTGGCGCCGCCGGCGAAGGAAGACGGCGACCCGTTCCCGGCGGGCTACTGCCACTTCCCGCGCTACGAGGAAGAGTATTTCCGGCAGTTGACCGCGGAGAGCGTGGTCAAAGGTCACTGGGTCGTTGCGCCCAACCGGCGCAACGAAGCGCTCGACTGCCGGGTCTATGCGCGGGCAGCGGCCTCCATCTACGGCATCGACCGCTTCAGTGAGAAGCACTGGCGGGAACTCGAGGCCCTCTTGCCCGCGCCCGCCGCGGAGCCGGAGCCGACGGCACCTCCTCAGCCACGACTGGTGCGCCGCGTGACGGTGCGATCGAACTGGATGAAGCGATAACGGGCGTGCCGCATGGCCTACTCGCAAACTCAACTCGAAGCGCTCGAGGCGGCGCTGGCCAGCGGCACGCTGCGCGTGACGTTTGAAGGCCGCAGCCTTGAGTACCGCAGCGTGGATGAGCTCAAGAAGGCGATCGCCGAAGTGAAAGCCGCGATGGCTGCCGCGGATCCGGTTCGGCCGCGCTCGCGCATGATCCGGACCTACACGGCCAAAGGTTTCTGATGGGCTACTGGCGGAATCTCGTGCGCGCGGCCTTCGGGGCGCCGCTGCGGGCCATTTCGGGTTACGAGGCCGCCGCCAGCACGCGCCGCACGCAGGGCTGGAACCCATCGAATGAAGGGATCAACGCCCTGGTGGCCGGCGGCGGCGACGCGCTGCGGTCCCGCTCGCGTGACATGGTCCGCCGCAACGCCTGGGCCAGCAACGCGGTCGAAAGTTTCGTCGGCAACGCCGTGGGCACGGGCATCAAGCCGCAATCGAAACACCCGGACCCGGTGGTGAAGCGGCGGCTTCAGGAACTGTGGCTCCGGTGGACCGACGACGCCGATGCCGCCGGGCTGACGGATTTCTACGGACTCCAGGCCTTGGTCTGCCGCTCGACGATCGAAGGCGGCGAGTGCCTGGTGCGCATTCGCGAGCGCCGGACCGAAGACGGCTTGACGGTGCCGCTGCAACTTCAACTGCTCGAGGCCGAGCATCTGCCGGCGACGAAGAACGAGAATCTCCCGAACGGCAACGTCATCCGCGCCGGAATCGAGTTCGACCGGATTGGCCGCCGCGTGGCGTATCACCTCTACCGCGAGCACCCTGGCGAGAAGCTTCTGTTCTTCAACGCCGGTGAGACCGCGCGCGTGCCGGCCGAGACAGTGCTGCACATCTACAAGCCGCTTCGGCCTGGGCAGCACCGCGGCCAGCCGTGGCTCACGCAGGTGCTGGTGAAGCTGCATGAGCTTGACCAGTACGACGACGCCGAACTCGTCCGCAAGAAGCTGGCGGCGATGTTTGCGGCGTTCATCACCGAGAACAACCCCGAGGATCCGGTGATCGGCTCAAAGCCCGGCGAGGGCGAGACGGATGCAAGCGGCGCGCCGCTGGCTGGCATCGAGCCGGGTTCCATGGTGAAACTGCTTCCGGGCGAAGACGTGAAGTTCACCGAGCCGGGCGACGTGGGCGGCATGTACACGGAGTTCATGCGGGTGCAATTGCGCGCCATCGCCGCGGGCCTCGGCATCACCTACGAGCAGCTCACTGGGGATCTGGAGCGCGTGAACTACTCCTCGATCCGCGCGGGATTGCTCGAGTTCCGGCGCCGCTGCGAGCAGTTCCAGCACCAGGTGATGGTCTACCAGTTCTGCCGCCCGGTGTGGCGGGCGTGGATCGAGGCGGCGGTTCTTAGTGGCGCGATCGATGCGCGCGACTACGCATCGAACCCGAACGCCTATCTCGACGTCGAGTGGCGGCCGCCGTCCTGGGCGTGGGTCGATCCGCTCAAGGACATGAACGCCGAGGTGGTAGCGGTGCGCGCGGGCTTCAAGGCGCGCAGCGCCGTGATCAACGAAATGGGCTACGACGAGGAAGACGTCGACCGTCAGGCCGCGGCCGACAACGCACGGGCCGATTCATACGGCAACGTCTACGACTCCGATCCGCGCAAGACCACGAGCAACGGGCAGCGAGTCGTTGAGCCTGAGTCCGTCACGCAAGTCCAATGACGAACCTTTCGCATATCGCTTCGCGCGTGTTCAACACGCCGCTGATGATCGACTCGAAGAAGCTCGCGGCGATCCTGTCCGTGCTGGCCCCGCGGCTCGGTGTGGAGCCGCCAGCGGTGGAGGCGGCATTGCTCACCGAGCAACGGTCGCGGAAGCCGTACGCCGTCACCGACTCAGGCGTCGCCGTCATCGAAGTCTCGGGCAGCCTGGTCAACCGTTCGTCGGGGATGGATGCGCAGTCGGGCCTCACCTCCTATGAGCAGTTGGGCAACGAGATTCTCGATGCGGCGACGGACCC